TATTTGGGAGATGATGTGAAAAATGCTATCCAATCAATCGTTTATAATGCAGGTGGAAAGGTTACAGATTGGCTAGAAAATAGTGGATATGATGGTGCTTTTCAAATTTGCACATCTCAAGATAGAACGTGGATTCATGCTGATACTTACAATACTTGGGCTGGAGTTTGTTATTTAAATCCTGATCCACCACTATCCTCTGGAACGGCACTCTATCGCTATAAAGAAACGAAAGAGTATGTAAAAACAAACAATGATTACGACGGATATGATTATACCAAGTGGGAGATGACCGATTATGTCTCTAACAGATATAATCGGTTAGTTTTGTATCGCGGTGCGCTATATCACTGCTCTCATCACTATTTCGGCACTAATATTTACGATGGACGCCTATTCCAGACCTTCTTCTTCAATACAGAATTTTAAATTTGTAGAATCGACTAAATATATCGATAGCAGAGAGGTTTCAAATGGCGCAGCCTTCCACACGCACAGAATTAAAAGACTATTGTCTTCGAAAACTCGGATTCCCAGTTATTGATATTAACGTTGATGACGATCAGCTCGAAGATCGTATTGACGATGCATTACAACAATTTCGAAACTATCATTTCGACGGAATTGAGAGAACTTGGTTAGCGCACCAGCTAACCGCAGGAGATATTACGAACAAATATGTTCAACTTGCTGACTCTATTATCGGAGTTTCAAAAGTATTTCCATATACTGGATCTACTCAATCTTCAACATCATCAGCAGGATTTAACATTTTTGATATTAATTATCAGCTTCGTCTTAATGACTTCTACAATCTAACATCTTCTTCCTACACTTATTATGTCATTGCTCGCGAGCATCTCTCAATGCTTGATATGATTATTACAGGCGAATATCCATATACTTTTAACAAAGTAACTGGAAAATTAAATTTTCAAATTGATATGGATAATCGATTTAAACCTGGAAACTACATGGTGTTTGAGTGCCTTAGAGTTGTTGATGCAGAAGCCTACAGCAAAGTTTTTAATGATCTTTGGCTCAAAGCATATACAACTCAATTGTTTAAACGTCAATGGGGCGAAAACTTGAAGAAGTATGATAATTACGTTCTTCCAGGTGGTCTAGTTATAAATGGTCAGAGAATTTGGGACGAAGCATCAATTGAAGTTGAAAAACTCGAAGAAAAACTTCGTGATACTTACGAAGAACCAATTCCATTTTTAGTAGGCTAAAATGGCAACAAGTGTCTATTTTAATAATCAAGATGCAAGAACAGAACAATTTTTGCTTGAAGATTTGATCATTGAATCAATTCGAAATCACGGAATAGATGTATATTATATTCCAAGATATTCACAATCTTCTACTGATGAACTATTTGGTGATGATCCCGTTAAAACGTTCACTGGTGCATATAAAATGGAAATGTATCTTGAAACGTTTAAAGATTATGAGGGCAACAAAGAATTTTACTCTAAATTTGGTTTAGAAATTCAAGAAACTGCTCGTGTATGTGTTGCTCGTAGAACATTTGAAAAGTATGTCACATCAATTGTTGGTTCGCGCGCAAATACACCAAAAGAAGGCGATTTAATTTATCTTCCTGTTCAATTTAAATTGATGGAAATTAAATTCGTGGAAGAAGAAAAAAACTTTTTCCAGTTAGGTAAAGACGCTAAAAATCCATACATGTATGGGTTAACAGTTGAGGCGTTTAAGTATAATGGCGAATTACTTCAAACTGGTGTTGATGCAATTGATCGTATTGCAGATTTACAAGCTGTCACTGTCAATTATACAATGCAAGCTGGTGGAACAGGAACATATCAAGACTTTGAATGGGCATATCAGGGGTCATCTCTTGCAACAGCCACAGCAAAGGGTGTTGTTGCTTCGTGGGACAAACCAACTCGTATTTTAGAATTGAGAAATATCAAAGGCTCGTTTACAAACAACGTTGCAATAATTGGCGAATCGAGCGGTGCTTCTTGGATACACACCACTTCTGATCCAATGCAAAATGGAAATGACACAAGTATGCAAGATAATTATCGCATGGAAACCGAAGCAGACAACATCATTGACTTCTCTGAAGTCAATCCATTTGGTGAACCATAATGTTTTCAAACGTTCATTTTTATCATCGTATTACTCGAAAAATGGTTGTGGCATTCGGCACACTTTTTAATAATATTCGTTTGGTGCGCTATAATAAAGCAGGCACAACTGAGATTGAAAGAATTGTTGTGCCACTACAATATGCCCAAAAAGAAAAGTTTTATCAACGCATCACACAAGATCCTGAATTAACAAAAGAAGTTCAAATGACTCTCCCAAGAATGAGTTTTGAACTAACTGCAATTACATATGATCCAAGTAGAAAACGAAATTTATTTTCTGAAAGTTTTTCTGCTGAGTCAAACACAACAGTTAAGATTGTACGAACAACACCATATAATTTTGAATTTACTTTATACATATATGTTCGTAATACAGAAGATGGAACGCAAATTGTTGAGCAAATTCTTCCATACTTTAATCCCGATTATAATTTAACACTAGACATGGTTGGTCTTGCAGATCAAAAAGTTGATGTGCCATTCATTCTTCAAAATATCAATTACAACGTTGAAGATATTGGAGACGGAGAAACAACACGTGTTCTTGTATGGAGTTTAACATTTACTGCTAAAGGTTATATGTTTGGTCCAATTACATCTGCAAATGTTATTCGCAAAGTTACTGCAAATACATACAATATGGTCACAGCAGATACTCAAGAATCTCAGCGTTTGCTGTATACTGCGAACACTGGCTTTGGAACATTTAAAATTGGTGAGTTGGTATATCAAGGTGAGAGTTTATCAGCAGCAAACTCAACTGCATTTGTTGATGCTTGGGATCCAACATCATATAGATTAGTTGTCTCTGATGTTGCAGGAGTTTTGAAAGTTGGTCAAAATATAACTGGTGCAATTTCTAATGCATCGTATAATTTAACTTCATTTGGAGTAAATGATTATCAACTATTTAAACTTCAAATTACTCCAGATCCAACAACAGCAAATGCTCAAACTGCATTTGGGTTTGACGAAATTATTCAATATGCACCAAATATAACATGAGTAAAATTGATCATAATTTATCTGAAGTTTTAAACACTGATTATATCCCCGTAATAGCTGAGGAACATAAAAGTGTTACTATTCATGAGCCAGACAGATCAGCTGATAATCCTGACGCTGACTATTCTCGGGCTAATTATTACAATCTTATCGAAAAGGGTAATGAGGCTTTGGACGGCATTCTTGAAGTGGCGAAAGAATCGCAGCACCCAAGAGCGTATGAAGTAGCAGCAAACATGATCAAAAATCTCTCTGACGTTACAGAGAAATTGATGATTCTACAAAAGCAGCAACAAGAACTTCAACCAAAAGAATCAGCAGCATCAACTAATATCAATGTAGACAAAGCAGTGTTCGTTGGCAGCACCGCTGAGTTATTGCGACAATTAAAGAATGAATCAAATAGCGGCTAAACTGAAGCATTATCTTGGCAATCCCAAGCTGAAGCGAGTTAACATGGCGATGAATCTTACGGAGGATCAAATCCGTGAGTTCGTCAAATGCGCTCAAGATCCAACATACTTTATCGAAAACTATGTTAAGATCATTACACTTGATAAAGGTTTCGTTCAGATTGAACTTTATCCGTTTCAAAAACAAGTTGTTACTGATATTAACGAAAATCGTCGCGTGATTGTAAAGGCAGGTCGTCAGGTTGGTAAGACGACGATCATTGTAGGTTATATCCTTTGGTACATTCTATTCAATCAAGATAAAACTGTTGCGATTCTTGCGAACAAAGCCAGTACGTCAAGAGAAATTCTTGCTCGCATTAAACTCGCATATGAAGCATTGCCAATGTGGATTCAGCAAGGTGTGAAGGTTTGGAACAAAGGTGACATTGAACTTGAAAATGGATGTCGTGTGATTGCTAATTCAACTGCCTCTAGCGCAATTCGTGGTTTTTCTATTTCGCTTCTATACCTTGACGAATTTGCATTCGTTCCAAGTAATATTGCCGAAGAATTTTTTACATCTGTTTATCCAACGATTTCTTCTGGTACGACTTCGAAGATTTTAATTTCTTCAACGCCAAATGGCATGAATCACTTTTATAAAATGTGGACCGAAGCCGTTGAAGGTCAAAATGGATTTACACACTGTGAAGCGAACTGGCGTCAAGTTCCAGGGAGAACTCAACAATGGGCAGATGAACAACGTCGCGTTCTTGGTGAACAAAAGTTTCTTCAGGAAATGGAATGCGAATTTATGGGTTCATCAGGAACTCTACTTTCAGCCGCTGCACTTAAATCTCTTGCGTTCGTGAAACCATTACATCTAACTGAAAATGGAATTAAGATTTATCAAGCACCGATCCCTCAGCATAATTATATGATAGTTGCAGACACCTCTCGCGGAAAAGGATTGGACTATTCCGCATTTAGTGTTATAGATGTTACAAGTATTCCTTATCGTCAGGTTTGTACATATAAAGATAATAATATAAGCCCTCTTGTGTATCCATCAATCATTAAACGCATGGGCGATTACTATAATCAGGCTTATGTTCTTGTTGAAATTAATGACAATGGGCAGCAGGTAGTTGATTCTTTATTCGAAGATTATGAATATGAAAATATTCTTTCGACCGTTGATATAAAGGGGAAAACTGCAGTTACATGGGGCTATGGAAATAAATCATATCGTGGAATTCGAACGACGAAATCTGTCAAACGTTTGGGTTGCTCATTGATGAAAAACTTGATTGAGGGTGAGAAACTCATTGTTCAAGATTTCGAAACAATCTCAGAGCTCTCAACTTTTATTTCGAAAGGAACGAGTTTTGAATCGGAAGAAGGAAGTCATGACGATTTAGTGATGACTCTTGTTCTCTTTTCATGGATGACGAATCAACAATTTTTTGCTGACATGACGAATACTGACATACGACTTCGACTTCATGAAGAACAAATGAAACAGATCGAAGAGGAGTCTCTGCCCACATTTTTGGCTGGACATGTTGATGTCGACGAGGGTGATAACAGATTTGTCTCAGATGGATCAGTTTGGGATGTCGTAAATCGTTAAAATCCTCCTTTTACTAAATATTCAGTAGATTTCTTAATTCTCCATTCATAGGAGCATAAAACATGGCTTTTCAAGTATCTCCTGGTGTTGTTACATCTGAAGTTGATTTAACAACAGTCGTTCCAGCGGTTGCAACAACGACTGGTGCGTTTTGCGGTAATTTTAATTGGGGTCCAGCCGAAATTGCAATTGCAGTTTCCGACGAAAACAAACTGGTTGAGTTTTTCGGCAAACCAGACAATAATACAGCAGTTTCATTCTATACAGCTGCAAATTTCTTGTCATATGGCAGTGACCTTCGCGTAGTTCGTGCAGTTAATGGAATAAACACTAATACTGCAGTTTCGAACTCAAGTTCAAATGTTCTCATCAAGAACGATGAAACATACTTCAACACCTACTACAACTCAAACAGTGCAACAGTTGGTGCATGGGCTGCACGTTATGCTGGCGCAAGGGGAAACTCTCTAAAGATTTCTGTTTGGGCAAATACAAATACATCACTATTCTCTGCTTGGGCATATGCTCCATATTTCTCAAGTGCTCCAGGAACATCTACTTACGCTTCAAGTGTCGGTGGTTCAAACGACGAACTTCACGTTATCGTTGTTGACGAAGATGGATTGTTTACAGGAACTCAAAATACGGTTCTTGAAGTTTATCCATTCCTATCAAAAGCATCTGATGCCAAGGATAGCGTTGGTAACTCAAACTACTATCGCGACGTAATCTATCGTCAATCAAAATACGTCCACTGGACAGATCACCCAGATACTGTAAACACTTCAGCAACATGGGGTAAGAGTGCAACCAACAGAGCATTTAGCGATCTAGTCAATGTTACTGGTCTACACACAATATCTCTTGTGAACGGTACTGATGGTTATCCAGTTGCTGGAAACGTTCAAACAGGATATTCTAAGTTTGTGAATCCTGAAGAAATTGATGTATCATTAATTCTAACAGGCGATCACTCACCTGCAACGGTTCTCTACGCAATTCAAACTGTCGCTGAAGCAAGAAAAGACGCAGTAGCATTCGTTTCACCAACACTCGCTAACTGCCAATCAACAACAGCAACAGACGATATCGTAAATTATCGTAAGAATGCTCTTGCAAATGTCAGCTCTTCATACGCAGTGATGGATAGTGGTTGGAAGTATCAATACGACAAGTACAACGATGTTTATCGTTGGATTCCATTGAACGGTGATATTGGTGGTATTTGCGCAAGAACTGACGCTGTTCGTGACCCATGGTTCTCACCAGCAGGATCTGCTCGTGGTCAAGTCAAGAATATCGTAAAACTTGCTTACTATCCAACTTCAACACAACGCGACACTCTTTATAAGAATGCGATCAACCCAGTTGTAAGTTTCCCAGGAGAAGGAACGATTCTCTTCGGCGATAAGACAATGCTTGGTAAGCCAAGTGCTTTTGATCGTATTAATGTTCGTCGCTTGTTTATTGTTCTAGAAAAAGCAATTGCGATCGCTGCACGTTCAAGCCTCTTCGAATTCAATGATGAATTTACAAGAGCACAGTTTGTCTCGCTTGTTGAGCCATTCTTGAGAACGGTTAAGGGTCGTCGCGGTATCTTTGATTATCGCGTGGTTTGCGACACAACGAACAATACTCCAGAAGTCATTGACCGTAATGAGTTTATTGGAGATATCTACGTTAAACCAGCTAGAAGCATTAACTTTATCCAGTTGAACTTTGTCGCTGTAAGAACTGGCGTAGCCTTCGAGGAAATCGTTGGTAGAGCCTAATCTAACGAAGATAAATAGATAAAGTTTCAGGAGAAATAAACAATGCCATTTAATATTTCAGAATTTACTTCTACATTTACTGGTGATGGCGCACGTCCTAATCTGTTTGAGGTTCAAATCAACAGATTAGGACCAAACTTTAACTTCTTGTGTAAAGCAGCGCAGTTGCCAGGTTCAACAGTTGGACTCGTTGAAGTTCCATACTTTGGACGTAATGTGAAATATGCTGGTAACAGAACATTTGCTGATTGGACTGTAACGATCCTCAATGATGAAGACTTTGCAATTCGCAATGCTCTTGAGTTGTTGATGCAAGATATTAACAGTCACGAAGATAACTTGGCTGCTGTTCTAGCAGACGGTTATCAATTCGACGCGCTTGTGACTCAATATTCAAAAGTTGGTGCAATTATTAAAGAATATCAATTTAGAGGAATGTTCCCAATTGATATTTCACCAATTGAATTGGATTGGGGCGCAAACGACACGATTGAAGAGTACCAAGTTACATTTGCATACCAGTACTGGACTTCAGCAAGCAGCGCAACCTAATAGGAGGTCGCTATGAGTTTCTTTAAGAGTCTTGTACGTCGTGTAAAGCGTACTGTAAAAGCACAAGTAACATCACAAGTTACTGGGTTTGTTGGAAGAGCAGCATCTAGTGTTACCAGTGCAGCAACATCTAGAGTGACGGGTGCTGTGAATTCTAGAATTGGCGGCACAATCAACACTTTGAAAGATAGAGTTACTGCTGCTGGCGTAGCATCTAGAAGATCTGGACTAAATCCATTTGCAAATGCTGCTGCTAATCGTGTTGCCAAAGGCGCAATTGCTCGAGCAAAAGGTGAAAAAATTGTTGATCCATTCGGTTAACAATTAATTTTTATTATGATGGGTAAAAAAATATGGCAATAAATCTTTTCGGCTTCGAAATTCTTCGCAAAAAACCTGAGGTTGAACTTCAGCCTCAGGTTGCTGCACCTATAAACGACGATGGTGCAATTACTGTCACCTCTGGCGGTTATTTTGGCACATATCTTGATCTAGAAGCCAGTTTCAAAAACGAAAATGATCTTATCTCTCGTTATCGTGAAATGTCGATGCAGCCAGAACTGGAATCAGCAATTGACGATATTGTGAATGAAGCAATCGTCCACGACGTTACTGGTAAATCTGTGACAATTCTTTTAGATGATCTCGAACAACCAGACAATATTAAAGAAATGATTCGCGATGAATTTCAAAATGTTCTTCGCATGTTAGACTTCTCAAACTCTGGATCAGATATTTTCCGTAATTGGTACATTGATGGTCGTTTATTCTATCAAGTATTGATTGACGAAAAGCAACCAAAACTTGGCATTCAAGAAATTCTCTATCTTGACCCACGTAAGATTCGCAAAGTTCGTAGTATTATTCGTAAAAAAGATCCACGCACAGGAGTTGAAGTAACTGCTGGCGTTCAAGAGTTTTACGTCTACAATGAAAAAGCGATGAATCAGGGTCAAACATTGATCACATCACCAACTGATTCAGGATTAAAAATTGCAACTGATGCAATTGTAAATGTCAATTCTGGATTGATGGATCCAAAAAGATCACTCGTATTATCGTACCTTCACAAAGCGATAAAGCCCCTCAACCAGCTCCGAATGGTTGAGGATGCTGTTGTGATCTATCGTTTGTCACGTGCACCAGAACGTCGTGTGTTCTATATTGACGTTGGTAACATGCCAAAAGTTAAATCAGAACAATATCTTCGTGACATTATGACCAAGTTTAGAAACAAGGTTGTTTATGATTCTGCCACAGGCGAAATCAAAGATGATCGTAAGTTTATGTCAATGATGGAAGACTTTTGGATTCCGCGTCGCGGCGAAGGCAAGTCAACGGAAATTACAACGTTGCCAGCAGGACAAAATCTTGGTGAGTTGTCTGATGTAAATTATTTTGAAAAGAAACTGTACAAAGCATTGAATGTTCCAGTTTCTCGTCTTGAATCACAAACAGGATTCACACTCGGTCGTTCAACAGAAATCACACGCGATGAATTAAAATTCAGTAAGTTTATTGATAGATTGAGAGCGAAGTTTTCAGTACTATTCGATGAACTTATGCAACGTCAACTTGCTCTCAAGGGAATCTGTTCTGTTGATGAATGGCAAGAATTAAAAGAAAAGATTCACTATGACTTCCTTAAAGATAATAACTTTATGGAACTTAAAGAAGCAGAATTGATGGCTTCTCGATTGCAACTTATGCAACAAATTGATCCATACGTTGGAGTTTATTTCTCGAAAGCGTGGGTCAAGAAGCATGTTCTTCATTTCGATGAAGAAGGTATTGAGCGTATGGATAAAGAATTGTCAGATGAGCAAGCGGGTATTGAAGCAAGCGAAAATGCACAACCAACTCCAATGACTCAAGGTCAAGAAGTTGCACAAGCCCAAGCAAATGATATTAATTCTGTATTTAACGCACAAATTACTAAATAATAATTGGAGAAAATTATGAGCAATGATGGGTATTCATTAGACGCAGTGACAGCAGCAATTGCTGGCAATAAAGAAGGATTTGTAAATGCTTTCAATAGCGCAATTGCATCCAAAGTAACTGACGCACTTGAAGTAAAAAAAGTTGAAGTTGCATCCAATTTACTCGGACAAGAAGAAGTAACGAATGAAATTGAAGGATCTGAAACAGAAGTTGACGGAAGCAGCGATGCAGCCGTCGACAGCACAGAAGAATAAGGTTTCTGCAACTCAAAAATCTGACGGAAGCGTTAGGTCAAGAGTTATGGCAGCAAAGTCTGCATTAGGGTTGAAAGATCTTAATGCATCAGCTGCAGCAACAGGTCACAAACTTTATACGCAATTGTCTTCACAAAATCCAAACTTGCAACAAAATCAAGTTTTAAATCGAATTAGCCCAAGTGCTCGTAAACATTATATGAAGTTGAGTTCTATTGTTCCATCAGAATTCTTATCAGATAAGATTCCAATGAATCAATTTAGAGCAACTTTAAATCGTATTAAAGCAGCTCAAAATATTTCAAAACAATTGAACAATCATTATGAGATTCTTGACACAGAACAAGAAACAATGTCAATTGATGAATCATTTTATCCGCCACAAATGATGGTGTTGCGTAGAACTGGCGTTCGTATTTTCCCAGATGGTCGTCGAGTTGCTCTTTATAGCAATGACAAACTTGGATTAGTTTTCACAGTTCCATTTAAATCTTCTGGTGTTACAGATACATTACCAAACGTAACAGCAGAAGAAGTTGAAGTTGACAATTTAATGGAAAGTCTTGAACAAGTCGCAGCATATGCTTCACAAGAAAATCCAAAGTCTACAGCAAAACATATGAAGTTTGCTGATGGATCTAAAATGAAAGTCAGTCATGGTGCAGCAAAAGCCATTCATATGGTTCACGATGCATTAAATGACGAAAATAAAAAGAAGTTTGCTGACATGCTTACAACTCCAAAAAGTTTTGAAAAGGCAGCACACTTTGCATTGAGCAGAGTTAAATTTACAATCGGAGACGAACAATGAGTTTAGTTTCTGACATCGTAAGAGAAATTATCGCAGAAGCCAACGTTCAAAAAATTGGACGTAAAAAACTTATTCGTTTAAGAGTTCGTGGTGGCAAAGTTCAACGACGCAAAATTGTATCTGGCGTTAAGGGTTATACAATTCGTGGTGGCAAGATGATTCGCATGTCATCTAGCGAAAGAATTAAGAGAAAAATTGGTGCTCGTCGCGCAAAAATTAAACGCAGAGCAAAACTCGCAAGAGCATTAATTAAAAGAAAGCGTTCATTAAGAAAACGCACATCATTGGGGCTATAAAAATGAAATTAATCACAGAAACAGTTGAAGCAGTGAAGATGATCACCGA